GTCACATTCCCGTACCTGAATACGGTCAGGACGTTTTCGTCGTCCCGATACTCTGTCACTTCATAGCCGCGGGACGCGGCATCAATTGAGGCGTCGGAGCCGGGCATTGGGCACCTCCATCAGCACGTCCATGTCGTCAGGGATTTCAGCGGCCTCAGCGATCGCATCAAGCGCCCGCACGTAGGCTTGCCGGAACACAACGCGAGCCAGTGACATCAGATCATCACGCGGCTCCCGGTTGGGATAGGTCACTTCCTTTCGGAAGGTTTCCCATGCGGTGTCGGCCTTGCCTAGCGCATCGGCCAACACTTGCGCGATTAGCGCCTGATCGCTGCGGTTCATTGGTCACAATCCATTCTCTCGTATTGAGAGCGCGACTTATTGGATGAATGAGGCTGACAACAGTTGATGCACAAGCCGTCGTCATACGTGCCGTCATCGTACGTGGCCGTGGAACAGCACACTTCGACTTCAGCAAAAGATTTTTTGCAGCAAACGCAGGCGCTGTTGCCTGTTAGGGTTTTTAGATTCATTTCAGTACGCTCCCGCGACCATGATGACGACCATGACAAGCCAGAAGATCGCCACCGAATACTGATCCCTCATGCGGGAACGGTCGCGGTGCCAGAAAAGGCTCCTGTTCATTTCGCTCTACCTCCAAGCCTTATACGTATAAGGTTTATCGTTGGTTGACTTCGAGGCTGTCTCGCAGCCGAGCCAGCGTTTCGCCCGAATCAAATTCATTTCATCTTCCATTGTGCCCATTATAGCACAGTGAGGGAATAAGTCAATAGGCACGGTTGGAAAACGCAGACCAAAAAAAAGGGCCGAAGGCTTGCGCCTCCGACCCCTTGCTGCGTCAGGCCGCAGCGGCTTCCGTTGTGTCGCCATCGTCGGCCGCAAGTTCCGCGCCCTTGCTGGCTTCCTCCGCTTCCGCCCGCGACTGCGCGCCGGATGCGATCTTGCAAAGCGCCGTCAACCGTTCGAGAACGTCCGGCAGTTCCGACACCGTGAAAGCGTCAGCGGCCTCAGCAACACGCTGCGCCATGACGCGCACCATGTAGACCGACTTTTCACGCCCGGACAACTGCGCGACCCGTTCCGCTTCGCCGCATTCCCGAACGTCGTTCCGAATGGCCGTGAACGTGCGCGGCTCAAGTTCGCCGTCGTCATTCTTTTCGGCCAGTGGCACGGCCTTGTCGAATGCCGCGACAAGGGTTGACTTGGCAACCATCAGGCTACCCGGAATCAGGTAGGCCGCTGGTGAACCCTTGCGTCCCTTGCCGAGTTTGCAGCCAAGCCGCTTGGCAAGGCCGTTCGCATTGGCGCGAATCTCGGAAAACACTTGCGACGTGACCGCCTCAAATGTTTCCTTTGATCCTGCCGCGAGCGCCGACTGGACCGCGCAGGTATAGCCGCCCTTGCGTTCCGTGGTGGCGACCGTCATGCGAGCGTCGGCCTTGGAAAGCGCCGTCGCAGCATCCAGCCAGAGTGTCCGGACCTTGTCCGCATTCGGCGCAATTGCCGCCTTGACAGTATTCCGGACCTTTTCGTGCGTGTTGGACTGTGACATTGAAATAACCCTCAACTAGTGGTGCCTACAATGTGCCCGCCCTTGCCTTATTGGGCGCGGGTTACGGGTGCGACGTAAGCAATTGGCACCGCGCTAGCTCTGTCGGACTCTCCGGCCTGTCTAGGTTTAGCCGGGTCATAGCCGTCCGGTGACTGTCGATCACCTGAGAGCATTAAATCACGTTTGTTGCTTGGCGTCAATACCCTAGCCTTACCCGGCCGTCCCGGCCTTATACGTATAAGGTCCGGAACGTTGCTATAGTGCGCAAGCGCGGCGGCCTTGCGGCCTGTGCCGCAATCTATGCCCTAGCCATACCTTGCCCTAGCCCGTGACCGTGCGCCGCGTAGCGCGCCCCGTGAGGCGCTATGCGCCGACGGTTTGCCAGAGCGCAAACCTAACAGCTATCGTGCCAATGTTGCGTTAATACAACTAGTGGTCCCAACGCAACACTCGCGCCCATGCAATAATCGTACCAACGCTAGTTGTGCACAACCTGTGCATATGTGTACCAAATTGTGCATAACCTGTGGATATCTCGCCGGGGGGCACCCCCCTGCTGGTAATTTGTTCTATACGTGTGCGCCTTCACTCGTAGATTGGGGGTGAAAAAGCCGAGATTTAAAAACAAATAGTCGACTCCCGAGGGCACGACAAGTGCCGCTCCCCGCCCATGCGGGCGAGGGAGGCGGTGAGCCGCCTCGGCGAACAGAGCGCCTCGCGGTGAACCTGTTTACAGGGGAGAAACAGGGGACCGGACTATAGATTGTTTAACCCAGATGCAAATAGTGGACTTAAAGGAGACTCTAAGTATATGAAATGATACTTAGATACTATATACAACTCAGTTTATTTGTCGGGAAAGTGTCTATAGAAGAATAAATATGTATCTTAGTACTATTTGCTCGTCGAAATACTCTCCCTACGACGAGCGACGCGAAAACGAACCCCGAACTACTCACGAAAGTGAAGTAGAGAGGTGGTTCCTGTTTGAGCGAGAGGCAGATAAGCGCAAGCGACCCGAAGCCAAGAGCGTAGGGCTGCCGACGGAGCGAGGAGTAGGGGGTAGTTCTTCATCAATTTCCAATCTTCGGGGTATATTTAAACATGGCAATCCAGAAAGCAGGCCGGCTCCAGTTTCAGGATCTCTTTGAGGTCGTTGGGGTAGGCAAATTCACAATCAACTTCCCGAACGCTGCGACGGGTTCGGGCACTATGGCGGTATCGGGTGCCCTTACGGTGGCCGGTGCGGCCCTTGGTGACATAGTTCTCGTCGGTCCCGGCGTAGACCCTGTCGATGCAGTGGTTGCTGGTCACGTGACTGGTGCCAATACCGTCGAACTGACCCTCCTGAACAACACGGCCGGTGCGGTCGACCTTGCGTCGGCTGACTTCACGGTCATCGTTCTGCGCCTTGCGTCCCAGTACGCTCGGGTTTAATTCAAAGTAACCTAAGCAGTCGTGGCTATTCTTGTACTGAGGACCTCGATCTCTCAGGCCCTATTCTCGTACACTGCAACTCACTACGTAGCCCCTTGGGCCTCAGTAGCGGGGGCAGCATCCGACGAGGAGGACATGGGAGCAACTGCGTGGACTAACGCCGCAAACTCTGGAACCCCAACAACGTTGGGAACTTGGGCAGCACGAGCGACTGCGGGTACTAGAACAAGAGCGGAGCCGGGGGTTTATTCTGGTCCGACAAGTTCAAACAGATGGATTCCGTCCTTTGCTCCGGTTGGAGATGCGGCTGCATCGGCAGTAAATCCGATCATACTCTTTGCTAGATATCCGGCCGCATACTACTACGGCTCGACGTCCCTGTACTCAGAGTTGCAGAAACCGGGAGCCGTGGGAGCAGGAAACCAGAATCCTGTAATTGGGCCAAGCACGACGTCCGATCATATCATCATTGACGGATTCTACTGTGATGAAGATGTAACATGTTCTGGACCGAACGCCGGAATGTTTCAAATAGCCAACGAGTCGATTGGTTGTAAGTATCGTAGGTGCCTGCTAAAACGAGGCAATACTTACACTGGGGCCGGCTATAATGCGAATGCAATCTACATTGAAGGCGCAATAGATCCGGTTGTTGAAGATTGTTACTTTGTTGACCGAGTAACTGAATACACCTCAAATAAACGCCAGACCGGCAACATTGAGGTGTACAACGCAAATAACTACCTGCTTCAACACAACACCCATGATGGAAACTTCACTGGGCAATACGTCAAGGAAAATGATGGTGGGGCACCTTACGACACTCGTGGTCGAATGTGCTACAACCGTTTCTTGAATATGCAACGTGGACTCATTCAACAGCAGGGTGAGGATAACGAAATAGATCACAACCTTGTGTATTTGAATGATGCCGCAGATGCCTACGCGGCATTAGGTTTTGTTGGAGGTCCAACAAGACCGGACAAAGTGTACAACGTACACCATAACACGTTTGTTGTTGGTGGCCCTGCTCATGGTTTTGATATGGCAAACAGCGAAATCATTACCAGTCTATTCAACGACAACATCATCTACGCTAATACAGGGCATACCGGTCGAATAGTTCTCATTAGTGGTCCTATTACACTCTGGGACTGGACAGACTGGGCACTCGACAACAACTGTTATTTCTCGGAAGATGCCGCCTACACATTTTCAAATCTTTCTGGCGGATCTATCAGTGGTATAGCCGCATGGCGTACAGAAACCAGTGACGAGGCCAACTCTATCACATCTGATCCTCAATTTGTAGATGCTGCAAATCACGACTATCGCCTACAGGGCGGCTCGCCCGCAGCCGGAAAGGGATGCTACCAGACCGGCACTGAGGAGATTGGCATGCGCGCCAATACGCAATACTAATGGCTATTGCATTTAGTTCACAAGCAGTTAACTCGACATCGGGTACGTCCCAGACGACCCACACAGCGACGTTGACTCTTTCTGCTGGTGATTTGGTTGTTGTGTGCGTTGGTACACGCGATGGAGTCACAATAGACAGCTGCGTTGGCTCATTAAATGGGGCCTACACATTAGTCGATCCAACAATTGTCAACACGAACAATAGTAACAAATCGGCAATCTTCTTCTTCGAGAATAGCGCATCAGGAAGCGAAACTGTTACTGTGACTCTCAGTGCTGCCGGTCGTGCTGGAGTGAATATTTCCAATTGGACTGGGGCAGCGACGTCTGGAGCCGCAGATCAAGACGACGGTAATTTCATTACCTCTGCTGCGACTTCCCACACGAGCGGAAGTATCACCACCACGGGAGCGGGACTGATAATTGTCCACGCCGTGATTGGTGGAGCGTCTGGCGGATTTACTTTCACAGACTTTACAGCGCTCACTTCTCCGGATAGTGCTCGGTATAATCCATTCTACCGCATTGTCACAGGGTCTACAGAGGAGACCGGAGATTATTCGACAGTAAACTCTGTGCTATCAACAAACAAAATGGCAAGCTTTAATGAGGCCGCTGCTGCTGGCGGGACTCCTCCATCTTCACGCCTCATGCTTCTTAACGTCGGCTAAATTTAAGTGAGATCGTACAATGGCAGATAACACCACCCTCAATCCCGGCGCTGCTGGCGACCCAATTGTAACACGAGAAATCGCGCATGCCGGAGACACTGCTAAATTGCAGGGCGTCTTTGCGATGGGCATTTCTGGTACTGAGGGTGCCTACACGGCTGCCGCAATTGGTGGCGACGCGACTAACGGACTTGATGTTGACGTTACCAGACTTCCCGCCCTTCCGGCTGGTACGAACAACATTGGTGACGTAGATGTTCTTACGTTGCCCGCACTTCCGGCCGGCACTAACAACATTGGTGATGTCGACGTTTTGACCCTCCCGGCGTTGCCTGCGGGTACAAACAACATCGGCGATGTTGACGTGCTGAGCGTGGTTCCGGGGACCGGTGCTACCAACCTCGGCAAGGCCATTGACAGTGCGGCGGGAGCCACGGATACCGGTGTGGCGGTACTCGCTATTCGAGATGACTCACTGTCTGCTTTGACTCCTGCTGAAAGTGACTACGTTCCGCTTCGTGTCAATTCCACAGGAGCGTTGCACGTCACTGGCGGAGGCGGCGGGACGCAATACGCAGAAGATGCGGCCCACACTACGGGCGATACTGGCACGATGATGCTCGCCGTCCGAGTGGACTCTGGGGCCTCTCTTGCTGGTACAGATGGCGACTATGCGCCCCCGCAGTTGGATTCGACTGGAAATCTTCGTGTTCGTGTCGCTGCTGGTGGAATTACTGGCGTTCTAGAAGATGCCGCCTCGGCGGGCGGAGAAGAGGGCATACTCGTTCTTGGCGTACGGCGAGATACGGCTGCATCAAGTTCGGGGACTGATGGAGACTTTTCGACATTCAATCTTGACGCAAGCGGACGATTGCATGTCAATGTCGGTAACACGGTAGCGGTAGGCTCGCATGCTGTCACCAATGCCGGCACGTTTGCTACGCAGATTGACGGGGCCGCGTTGACGGCTCTTCAGCTGATAGACAATCCAGTGCTTGTAGATGATGCCGCCTTTACTCCGGGCACGTCCTCGATCAACATGGCAGGCTTTCAGGCCGACGAAGCGTCGACTGATAGCGTCGACGAAGGTGATGCAGGTGCGGCGCGCATGACGCTGGACCGCAAATTAATCACTACTCCGCAGCCGCATACAGCTGGCGGGCTTTCCATCTTTCGGTCAATCGATTTGGACGAATCCGAAGAGGAAGTCAAAGGCACGGCTGGTTGTGTGTACTCGGCTTGGGTTTGCAATACGCACACTTCGACGCTTTATCTGAAATTCTACAATGCAACGGCCGCAAACGTCACGGTCGGCACCACGACTCCGGTAATTACGATTCCAATCCCCGGCAACTCTGCTGATGACATATCAGCTGTGTTGACTGCTGGTGGATACGGAATTATGTTTGATACAGCAATTACTGTTGCGGTTACGACCGGCTTGGCCGATAACGACACCGGGGCTCCTGCCGCCAACGCCTTCATCGCCAACATCTTCTACAAGTAAGATGCTGCTTCCTCTTCTAATCAATCTCGACATGTTCGGGGACTACGAGCCCCCGGTAGCTCCAGACTATGATGGTACGAGGATGCATGTCTTTCAGTTGTCCAGTGTAGCTGGCCTAAGACGGTGGATTGACTACATTCCTGTACAGGTTGTGGTCCCCGGCGCAGGAAAAATTGGCACCTACGACGACAATGGCTGCTTGGCTGTTGTGGCACTGGCCTCGGAAACCGGATCAATTCGTTGGATTGATCACATACCTGTGTATCCAGAGGGCACAGCACGTTGGAAGTTTGACGATGTTGGTTACATTCCAATCGACACCTTGACACCATAATGGCTGCAAAAGACAGAAAAGAAGACGGCACGTTTGTTCCCGGCAAATCCGGGAATCCGGCCGGTCGTCCGGTTGGAGCAAAGAACAAGATCACTTTGCTTCGTCAAGGACTTGAATTGGAATTGCGCGAGTTTGCGGCTCCGAAAATGCGAGCCGTTCTCGAAAAGGCATTTGAACTAGCTTTGGATGGCGACCGTACCATGATTAAGCTGCTGGTTGAGCAGCACATGGCGAAAGCGCCCGCCGAAGATTCTGGGACGGTGGCAGAGCGTCCGCAGATCAACATCACCGGGGTCTCGAAAGTCGAGGTTTCTGCTCCTTCTCCTGCTTCGTCCGAAGTGGCTATCGAGGCCCCCTCTTCTCTTGGCTCTCAACTCACTCAATAGGAAAACACATGGCTGACTACAAACAGTGCTCCGATTCGGCCCAGAAGGGTCCGGGCATGATTGGCGCGAACTTCAAGGGCACCGCCCCGTCGGCTCCGAGCCCGGCTCCGGCTGGTAACTCGAAGTCTGGCACCTCGCAGTCGCATTCACGCGGCAAGCAGGGCTAGTGCCCGACCGGAAGAAGAAAGACGACCCCGGCACCATTGTCGGGCGTGTCAAGGAATCGCTTGACGAGATTCGCCAGCACTTCGCAGGGAAGGGCGCACGGACTCGTCAAGACCGATATGATCGTGCTATGGATTCCGCCGAGACGGGCCAGAGAGACCCGTACCAGCCAACTAGCAGATCAGTGTCAGAGTACTCCCATCGCGCGCGGAAAGAAAACCGCGAAGGGACGAAGCGTACTAAGGATCAGTAGTCGATGAATATCTCCCTGCACTCGCGGCAGGAAGAGATCTTCTACGACACCACCCGGTTTAAGGTGGTAGCTGCGGGGCGACGCTTCGGCAAGAGCTATCTCGCTGCCATACTGCTCTTCGTAGAAGCCTCAAAGAACGAGAAGATCAGAGCCTCAGACGGGGCCAAGATCGACCTCCTCCTTGAAGAGGTGTACTACATCGCCCCCACTTTCGAGCAGGGCAAGAAGATCATGTGGCCTCTCCTGAAGGAATTGGGTCACGACATCATCAAGCAGAAGTACGAGAACACTGGCACGTTGACCCTAATCAACGACCGGCGCATCTCGATCAAAGGGGCCGACCGCCCCGACTCTCTGCGCGGCGTGGGTCTTTCGTACGCGGTACTCGATGAGTATGCGTTCATGAAAGAGGAAGTGTGGGAAGTGCAGGTGTCGCCGTGCTTGACCCGTAGCGAGGGCGGAGCCCTCTTCATCGGCACCCCGGACGGCAAGAACCACTTCTACACGCTGTTCATGTTGGGCATGTCGGGTACGGACCCCAACTGGAAGTCTTGGCACTTCCCGTCGTCCGAGAACCCGTTCTTGGCTACGGCCGAGATTGCTCAGGCCAAGAACCGCATGTCGGTCGACCGGTTCAGGCAGGAGTACGAGGCATCGTTCGAGGGCGGAGCGGGGGTCATACTCACCCGCAACATGTTCCCGATTGTCGAACACATCCCGTACCCCGGCGACATGTACGTCGCCATCGACCTTGCAGGTTTCGAGGCTGTCGAGCAAGGCAGACACCTCAAGCGGCTGGACGAACATGCCATCTGCGTCGTTCAGAATCATGCGAATGGGTGGTGCGTGGTGGACATCATGCACGGCCAGTGGGACACGCGCAAGACGGCTCTGATGATCGTCAAGGCGTACCGCGACTGGAGACCAGTCAAACTCGGCATCGAAAAGGGCATGGCCCGCAACGCTGTGATGCCGTATCTCATGGACGAGATGAACCGTCTCGGCACCTACTTCGAGGTCGATGAGCTTACTCACGGCAACCAGAAGAAGCCCGACCGCATCGCGTGGGCACTGCAGGGCCGGGCAGACAAACAGCGAATCCAGCTTCTTCGCGGCTCTTGGAACTCCAAGTTCATAGAGCAAGCCGAAGACTTTCCCAATCCAAGGAGTCACGACGACTTGATCGACGCTCTCGCATACATAGATCAACTCGCAGAGCCGTGGTATGACGGCGAGCCGATGATCGAGACGTGGGTTCCGACGGACGACTATGCCGCATATTAATCCGAACAAAGAAAGCGACTGGGACGACGGGCGCGAAGTCGCCGACGCGAAAGACACTGCTCCGGGCGGTCTCGCTTCGTGGGTGATGTCTCGCGTCATGCGCGGACGCACTGTTCGAGACCAGCAGTACGGTACACGGTGGAGTGAGTACACTCGCCTGTGGCGCGGTTTCTGGGACCCGGCAGACAAGAACGTGAACTCGGAGCGATCAAAGTTGATCGCCCCTGCTCTTCAGCAGTCCATCGAGATGACCGTGGCCGAAATGGAAGAGGCCGTCTTCTCGAAGTCTGCGTGGTTCGACCTGTCGGATGACTACGCGGACGAACAGAAGGAAGACATGATCCCGTACCGGGACATGCTGCTGCAAGACTTTGAACTCGCAGGAGTGCCGGACGCAATCTCCCGCACGTTCCTGCTCGGTGCCATCTACGGAACCGGCATCGCTAAGATCAATGTTACCCAGAAGGTCGTACAACGCTATCCTGACGCCAACGGAAAACCCGTCGAAGAGAAGCGCATTGTCGTCACTCTGGAAGCCTTGAGGCCTGACGAGGTCGTAATTGACCCGGCGGCCACTAACATCGAAGAGGCCCTGTATGTGGGCCATGAGATCATTCGTCCACTTCACCTAGTACGTGCCAAGCAGAAAGCAGGCATATACGCAAACGTGAATGTTGGGCCGTGGTCGGGACATCGAGGCGACTCGACTGGCACCGGCAAGACATCGTACGTCGATACCCAAGACGACGGAGTTCTGATTACCGAGTACTTTGGTAAAGTACCGGTGACGTTTCTCTCCGGGGCAGAGGCCGATGAAACTGGAATGGTCGAGGCAATCGTCACCATAGCCAATGAGAGCATTTTGCTCCGGGCCGTGCCGTCGCCATTCACGATGAAAGACCGGCCCATCATTGCCTACCAGCACGACTCTGTTCCCGGAGAGTTCTGGGGTCGTGGTGTAGCCGAGAAGGGCTACAACCCGCAGAAGGCGCTAGACTCGGAACTCCGAGCCCGTATCGACGCCCTTGCCCTGATGACGGCTCCGATGCTCGGTGCGGATATTGGGCGGCTTACGCGCAATCCCGACCTTCGGGCCAGACCGGGCAAGATCTTTTTGACTCGTGGACGCCCCTCGGAAGTCATTGAGCCTATCGCGTTCAACGCGAATCTGGCTGCGACCTTCCAGCACACGGGCGACCTTGAGCGCATGGTCCAGATGGGCACCGGCGCGATGGACAGCGCCACCCCCGTCGGCGTGAACTCACGCAACGAGACGATGGGCGGCATGTCGATGATGCACACGGGCTTCATCAAGCGGGCCCGCCGCACCATGCAGAACGTGGAACGCCAGTTCCTCGACAAGCTCATCAAGAAGTCCCTGTGGCGCTACATGCAGTTCGAGCCTGAGCGTTACCCCTACGACATGCAGTTCGTCGTCCACTCGACGATGGGCATCATGGCGAAGGAAGTGGAGACTCAGCAGCTTGTCCAGATGCTCGGGTTCGTTCCGCCGGAGTCTCCAGCCCACATGCTGATCCTGAAGGCCATCTTCATGAACACCGTGTCGGCAGAGAAGGAGTCTCTGGTCGAAGCGATCAATGCCATGACGCAGCCCCCGACTCCGGAACAGGAGCAGGAGCAGCAGTATCTCCGGCAGCTTGGCCTGATGAAGGCCGAGGCCGAAGTCAAGGAAGTGCAGGCGAATGCCGCGCGCTCGGAAGCACAGGCCATGCAGGCAATGGCAACCGCGCAGCACACGATGATTAAGGCGGACCTCGAAGACGAACAGATCGAGATTCAGGCCGCGAACGCCGCAACGGGCGCAGCCAAGGTCAAGACGAGCGAAGCGATGGGCATCATCGCGGCCCGTAAGGCGATCTTGGATGCACAGGTCAAATTGAAGGCTGCTGCCAACAAAAAACCCGCTGCGTCGAAATCCAAGTAGGGACAGGCACATAGGAGGGCCACATGCTGTCGCCAGAGATGAATGCGTATTTTGATATGCTTGAAGAGACCTTCGGAACCCCCGGATGGTCCTTGCTGGTCGATGAGGCCAAACGGCATATCTACAACCTTCAGGCAAGTTCGCTTGAAGCGAAGAGTTGGGATGAGGTGCTAGTCATGCGGGGCCGTGCGCTCCAGTTAGACGACCTCATCAACATGAGGGATGCCGCTCAGATTGCACGTAAGGCTGCCGAGGCTGATGCCGAGGATGCCGAGGCGCAGCAAGCCGATGCCCCTCTATAGCTACGAATGTCCTTGCGGGGCTGTGTTCGAGGAACTCAAGCCGATTAGCGAACGCAAGGAAGAGAAGTGTCCAAAGTGCGGTATGACTGCAAAGCAGAGAATCACTACCGTCGCTTTTGATCCCCGAATGGGGCTGGACTCTGGGTTCCCTACGATGGTCGAACGGTGGAATAGAACCCACCGCAAAGCGGCCATCCATGAGAGCAAAAGAGTCGCAAGCTAACGCCAATCGAGAATACTACCCCCTGTACGATTGGCTTCTACGGACAATCTGGCAATACCGCCAGACCGTGTTTCTGAAAGGAGGAAGTGACTATGGCTCGTTTTGAGGATTACGTCAAGAAGGACTCGCTAGAGACCGAACTGGACGAAGCGGAAAAGCAGGAACAGCGGCGAGAAGCCGGAACTGACATTCCTGAACGCTTCAAAGGCAAGTCGCCCGAAGAGATTGCGCGGGCCTATGCGGAGCTAGAAAAGCTCAACAGTAGGCAGGCACAGGATCTTGGAGCAATGCGCCGGACAGTGGACACTCTGCTGGACCTGCAATCTGATGGCACCTCTGTCTCACGGACAGCACCAAAGGCCGAGCCGCCCGCTCCCGTGACGGTGGACGATCTCTACCAAGACCCGGACAAGAACATTCGTCGGGTCGTTCAGGAAGAGACCACCGGCCAAATCAAGGATCTGGATGAGGAAGTCCGCTCCCTTCGCAGGGAACAGGCTCTTTCCAAGTTCGACGCGCTCCACCCGGATTGGCGAGACATCGCCCAGTCGCCGGAGTTTGTGAACTGGGTACGAGAGACACCGTTCCGTATGCGTCTGGTAGCTGCGGCCGACAAATTCGATCTTGAAGCGGCAGACACCGTGATCAACCTTTACAAGGCTGAGAACGGACGTAAGCAAGCTGAGCAAGAGTCTGAAGCTGCGAAACAGAAACGTGAGCGCGATCTTCGTGCTGCGTCACTGGAAAGCGGTGGTCCGATATCTCACGAAGCCGTGGAGACCTTCTCCCGTACAGACCTTCTCCAGAAGCGTCTGGCGGCCAAGAGGGGCAACGCCAAGGCAGATGCGTGGTTGAGGAACAATCAGGCCAAGATCAGAGAGGCTTACGAAGACGGTCGTATTACCGACTAAACCTTTCTTTTCAACACAACGTAGAGGACAACTACAATGGGCCTAGGTACAGACCATGTCACAATTGTAGAAGCAACCGCCGCATCTCGTACGCGCTCTAACTCAGCGTTTGTCCGGGAATTGTGGACTGACGAAGTCATTGCAGCCAATAAGGCCAATCTCGTCATGCCGCAGCTTGTCGTGGTGATGAACCACCAGAAGCGCAAGGGCGATACCTTCCACATTCCGAACCCGACTCGCGGCAACGCCTCTCAGAAGGCCGCCGAGACTCAGGTCACCCTGATTGCTGCTCAGGAAACTCAGAAGCAGTACTTGATCGACCAGCACTGGGAATACTCCCGACTGATCGAAGACCTCGTGGCCGTTCAGGCCGACGACAGCATCCGCACGTTCTACACGGACGACGCGGGCTATGCGCTGGCGAAGCGAGTGGACACCTACCTGCATCAGCAGGGCGCGAAGTTCGCGGGTTCCCATTCGTCTCCGCTTGTCGAAGGCACGAACTACTCGAAGGCCGTGATTGGTGCCCCGACGGCGGGCGCGCTGGTTACGTGGAACCCGTCTGCCAACGCCAACGCGGGTAACGCTGCGGCGCTGACGGATGAGGGCATCCGCATCATGATTCAGGAGCTTGACGACAACGACGTGCCTATGGCAGGTCGCGTGCTTGTCATTCCCCCGGTCGAGAAGCGGAACCTGACCGGCATCGCCCGCTTCACTGAGCAGGCGTTTACCGGCGAGTCTGGCGACGGCAACACCATTCGCAACGGCCGAGTGGGCAACGTGTACGGCGTAGAAGTCTACGTCTCCACGAACTGCCCGACGGTTGCGGACACTGGTGCGGCTGTTGACCAGCGTGCTTGCTTGATGTTCCAGAAGGAGGCGCTCGTTCTCATCGAACAGCTTCGCCCGCGGACTCAGGCGCAGTACAAGCAGGAGTATCTGTCTGACCTGTTCACGGCGGACATGATCTTCGGCGGCGGCGTCCTTCGCCCGGAAGCGGGCA